GGCAGCGGTGCAGGAAGCAGAAGAAAAACTGCGTATGATCACACTCTTGGTGCAGACATGAGCGCAGACATTGACATTGATGTGCCCAACAGGGATGCTGTGCTGGCCTTGATCCCACATACTGCGGCACGGCAGAGCAACGGGCGTAAACATAACTCCGGCATCTATGTGACAGAGATTCCACGTGATCCCATCACCGGATGCTCGGCATTAGATTATGAAACAGCCGAAGCCCGTGGCTACTTCAAGATCGATTTGTTGAACATGAGTGTGTACAATCTGGTACGAGGTCCTGAGCATTATGAACAGATGTTAGCAGCAGACCCGCCTTGGTCAAGGCTGTGGACAGATACTGAATGGGCTCAGCAGCTGGTACACATCGGCAACTACACTGAATTATTAAAATCAATGAAGCCGGATTCAATTCCAAGAATGGCTGCTTTTATCAGTGTGATCCGCCCAGGCAAAGCACATTTACAGAATCTCCCCTGGCTACAGGTGTTTGAGTCAGTATGGGATGGCGATGTCAGCAGAGGTTACTCGTTCAAGCAAGCTCATGCTGTGGGATATGCAGCCCTGGTAGCCTTGCACATGAACTTACTCAACGCGCCTGACCAGGGTAATTGATTTTCGTTTGCTTTTTCTGCGGGCGATGTCGTTGAGACTGCACACAGGGCCGTGCAGGATCTCCAGGTCCTTGTTCACAAAAGTGCGTAGGCACAGTCGGAACTCTTCCCATTCACCGCGTAGGAAGATGTTGATGGGGATGGATCTGTTGCTTTCCCACCACCAGGTGTTGGCCAGATCTATGTAACGACGTTTCTGTTCTGGATCTTGTATGATGCCAAAGTCGTAGATGGTGGTGATCACGTCATCTCGATTCTGCACGATGCCCACATATTCCGTGCTGGAATACACACACAAGGTAATGAAAGGGTACTTGTCTGCAAGTTTTTGGAATAAGTCGCTGCCCATATTGTATTAGTTTGGATATTTATACCCCGAGACATCAAGGTAAATATCATTGGAGCTCACCACATGTATTCAACCCAGATCTATATCTATCAACAAATCCAACGTGTGTTGGTGCTGGATACCACGGATGGTGATGTTTTTGACCGGAGGTGGGATCCTGTGTATGCTAAAAAATTAACCATCAACAAAGGTGTTGACAATGTGATTTTGTTTGAGTTCATCAATCAAGATCAAAAACCTGTGAATATCACAGGGTCTGCGCTGAGATTCAAACTGATCAATCTGGCAGGCACAGCACAGCTGATTGAAAAAGACATGGTCATAATCAATGCTGCTTTTGGTCGTGCCAAGGTCACACTCACAGCAGCAGAAACCACAGAGTTCCCTCCAGAACCCTCCAGCTACAGCATAGAACGTGCTTCGGGCAATCTCGTAGAAGCAGTATTTGTGGATGCTCAAGCACAAGGCCGCGGCGATGTAGACATTGTTGATTCGGTCAAGCCAGCATTTGTGCCCAGTACCTTGGTCACCATTCCTACCATATATGGTCCTGAATCGTACATCGATCCAGTGAACCAGGCCAACTACCCAGACTGGGCATTGAATCCTCCAGGTGCGTATGGCAATGTGTATAATGATCCACAGCGATTCAGTAGTCATGTTTCCACCAATGGCACCAGCTTTACCACATTCCAGATGGAGATGGACCACTACACCGGCAATGTCAAAGCACAGGGCGCCCAGACTTATGAATCTGTATGGGTAGATGTCACTAACAGTCAGAGCTATTACAACAAAACCGGAACAGACTACATCAATGTGGCAGGATTTCATCCCTTGCTGAGATTGGTAAGTGATCAGTGGCCGGGTACTGAACAGGTGCAGTTGGCCACAGCCACTGCCTATGGTGCCAATGGTGTGATCACATCAATCACAGTAAATCAGTCAGGATACGGATATCTGGCACCACCGCGTGTGAGTATCATTGGTCTGGGTGCAGGAGCAGTGGCTGAAGCAGAAATTTCAGGCGACTCGGTCAGTGCCATAAATGTTATAAACGGTGGTTCAGGTTATGCAGCAGATCCGCAACGCAGCAATCAGGTTGCTGCGGTCAGTATCAATCGCGGAGCCATTGTAAGCATACTGGTCAGATGACATTTAAAAAAATCGTAGGGTTTGGTGACAGCTGGATGTACGGTGATGAATTGCTGGATCCGGAACTCAGTGGCCGATACCCTGATGCACATTCCTGCTGGCATCAAAATGATGCATACCGCAACAGTCACAACTTCTTGGGACTACTGGGTGACCATTATGATGTACCTGTGGAAAATTTTGGTATTGCTGGCGGCAGCATGCAGAGTTCAATCTGGACATTCCAATGGTGGCTGGATCACGAACCAGACCCGGGCTCGTGTTTGATCCTGGTAGGTCATACAGATTCTGATAGACTGAGCTTTTACAATCCCAATCACCGCAGTTACGCCAATGATCCTCCGTGGAATCGATTCATTCATTCCACCTGGGTGCAGTTTGGATCAAGCGTGGTCCCTGAAGAATTCCGCACCATGGTCAAGCAACAACTGGTGTTGACCAATTGTGCTGAGCTGGCTCGATTAAACTATCAACAGACTGTGCAGTTTTTTGATGGTGTGGCTGCTCGACGGAATCTCAACATGATGCAGTTTCATGTCATGCCAGCTGATGTTGAAATGAATCTACCCACTGCAATCTGGCCGGGCTTTTCTACCACCATTTGGTTCCGAGATCATCCGGGCAACCAACGTCGTGAACTGATCATGCCCGGCGGCCATCCCAACGAGATTGGGCATCAAATGATTGCTGAAAAGTTGATTTCTACCATAGACTCTGCTACAATGTAAGGATGCTGGACATCCTTGGTTATCTGCCTGCGAAACGAAAAGCCACGCCGTCGGGTTGGATAAGTTTCAATGCTGTGTGCTGTGCTCACAATGGCAGCACAGCAGATCGACGCAGCCGCGGGGGCCTCAAGCCCACAGAATCGGGTTGGAGTTATCACTGCTTCAACTGCACCTACACCGCCAGTTTTATCCTTGGTCGTACCGTGAGTTTCAAGGCCCGCAGGCTCTTGGGCTGGATGGGTGTGCCTGACGCAGAGATTGATGTGTTAAATCTAGAAAGCCTAAGGCATCGTAGCATACATGGTATCATTGATGATCGCCAAAGGCTGTTCAATACCTTGGCAGATATACGATTTGACGAACAAGAACTGCCGCCATTGAGTGAGTTGCTGAGTGGTGAAGATCCGCGTAGAGACTATCTACGGCAACGACGTGTGCCTGATAGTTATCCTGTGATGATACAGGATCATCCAGAACAAGCATGGAAACATCGTCCCAGCGTGATCATACCATTCACTCATGACGATCGCATAGTGGGGCACACACAGAGGTTCCTGGATAATCGCACCCCCAAATACATCAGCAACAGCCAACCAGGATATGTGTTTGGCACAGACTTGCAGCACTACGACTGGACTCATACAATCGTGGTAGAAGGTATATTTGATGCGCTATGCATTGGTGGCCTGGCTGTGATGCACAGCACTATCTCAGATGAACAGGCTAGGTTGATTCGCAAGCTGGGCAAGGAAATAACAGTGGTGCCAGACCAAGACTTGTCGGGCATGGAACTGGTGGATCGTGCAGTGGAACTGGGCTGGGCAGTGAGCATGCCGCCCTGGCCTGCAGACATCAAAGATGTGAATGACTCAGTGGTTCGTTACGGGCGTGTGGCGACTCTGCTAACTATATTTGAAAACAGAAACACCAGCAAGATCAAAATAGAACTAAGGAAGAAACAACTTGTTAAAAGAATACGGAATTGATGTACAACGCTTGTTCTTGGAAATGATGTTGGAGGATGCACAAGGCTATGTGCGTGTGCAGAACATCTACAATCCAGAGAACTTTGATCGAAGCTTGCGACCGGCAGCTGAATTCATAAAAGAGCACGGCGACCGGTACAAGACCCTGCCAGATCGCGCACAGATCTCAGCTACCACTGGTATTAAACTGCAATCAGTGCCTGAGCTGAACGAAGGGCACTTTGAATGGTTCATGACCGAGTTTGAATCATTCACTCGACGTCAAGAACTGGAACGGGCTATCCTCAAAGCAGCAGACTTGTTGGAGAAGGGTGATTATGATCCTGTGGAGAAACTGATCAAGGATGCTGTGCAGATCTCGCTGACCAAGGACATGGGCACAGACTACTTTGCCGATCCTGCTGGTCGCATACGCCGATATTTTGAATCTGGTGGACAAGTAAGCACAGGTTGGCCACAGATGGATCGGCTGCTGTATGGTGGATTCAGTCGAGGAGAACTAAACATCTTTGCCGGAGGATCCGGATCTGGTAAGAGTCTTGTGATGATGAATATAGCATTGAACTGGGTACAGCAAGGACTCAGTGGTGTATACATCACCCTGGAACTGAGTGAAGAGCTCACCAGTTTGAGAACAGATGCCATGCTCACAAACATGAGCACCAAAGATATTCGCAAGGACATTGACACAGCAGAACTCAAGGTCAAACTGGTGGCCAAGAAGTCGGGCAACTATCAAGTGAAAGGATTACCAGCACAGTCAAACATCAATGACATCCGTGCTTATTTGAAAGAGTATCAGATCCAAACAGGCAAGCGTGTGGACTTTGTGATGATCGACTACTTGGATTTGTTGATGCCTGTGAGTGCCAAAGTGAGCCCCAATGACTTGTTCGTGAAAGACAAGTATGTGTCGGAAGAACTGCGTAACTTGG